AATTATTTGCTCCTTTGCACTATCAACGTTGAGCAATCCGCCCGATCAGCGGATATTGTAAAACAATCAATAGTGTCAAGGTATGAATGAACCTGTTATCGTCACCACTCCCGCACAACTGCAATCCATCATCAGCGATGCAGTAAACGCGATTCTTCCCAAACTCGCCGACTTCCGGCGCAAGAACGAGCCCGTCCAAACAGACGGCATGAACGTCGAAGATGCCGCTTTGTTCCTGACCGAACAAGGCATACCCACCACCCGGGCCACGCTCTACAATCAAGTCTACAAAAACACTATCCCTTACAGGAAGTTCGGACGCCGCACGGTATTCTCTAAAAAAGAACTTCTTGCGTGGATTGAATCGCGCACCGTCCATTCTGAGGACAGGCGGACCGCTGCCGCATTGCGTATCGCCGAAAGTGCCAACCGTAAATAACCGCCGGGCCTTATGAGACAGATAGAAGCCCCCGGCACTCGGAGCGAGCACGCAGGGGCAAATAACGGCACCGACAAATATACGCAATCCGGGAATGATATGCAAATTTCGTTTGGTCACCATCAACGGCGGGTGTATAATTTCCTGTTGCAGGGTGGGCGCCATTCGGTAGCGGATATTTCCGCGGCGCTAAGGTTGTCCGATCCCCGCAGCTCGATACGTGACCTACGGGCGAAAGGCGTGCCGATTGCCGATGTGTGGTGCGACAGCGAACACGGCGGGCGTTTCAAACGATACTTCATTCGACAAGACAATACGGGAAAGGAGGCGCAGCGATGACCGCAATAGAGCACACGGAAAATCCGAGCCGAAAAACGTTTGCGTTTTATTGGAGTTTTAAGGACGCCATACGCGATATGCCGGACGCCGACAAGTTAGCAGTATACGAAGCTATTACGGATTTTGCATTTTTCGGCGTAGATCCGAACGGATTGTCCCCCGTGGGTCGCTTGGCGTGGAAACTGATACGCCCGCAGCTTGAGGCTTCGATAAGGCGTTACGACGCGTGTAGAAATAACGGCCTTAAAGGCGCCGAATACGGGAAAAACGGAGGTGCCCCGAAAGGGAATCAGAATGCGAGAAAACAACCCCAAAGGATAACCCCAGGGGACAACCCCAAAAACAACCCCTTAAATCATAATGATAATGCTAATGTTAATGTTAATGAAAAGGGGGTTATAGGGGGAGACGTCGCAACTAAACGCCGGGCGTTTGTTGCTCCCTCGCTCGAAATGGTCAAAGATTATTTTTTGACGATCGACGGAAGCGATACGGACGCGGAATGTTTTTACGACCATTTCACGGCCAACGGCTGGCGAACCGGTAAGAACCCGATAAAAGACTGGAAAGCCGCCGCGCGAAATTGGATGCGCCGCAAATCCGAGTTTAATACCACAACCCAAAAACAAACTAACTATGAAGCGCGGAAAACAAATTTCCTATAACCGCCCGGCCCCTGTTGAGGGGTTGCCAGAATCGCCCGAACTCGAAAAGGCTGTTTTGGGTGCATTGATCCTTGATTCGTATCAACTGTCTGATGTTGCAGAGATCGTCGAAATTCAAGCCTTTTCTGATGTGAATAACGGCAAAATATACAGTACGATGCTCTCGATGTTGGAGCGTGGCGACAAAATCGACCTCTACACGCTCGCAGATCGTCCGGAACTGAAAGGCCGGGAGATGACCCGCTACCTGGTAGAACTGACCAACGCAGTAGGTTCCGGCGTTAATATACTGGACCACGCCCGTCAACTCGCAAACACCGAAACCCGGCGGCGTATGTGCCTTTTCGGCTACGAACTCGCGGCACGCGCTGTGTCGGATCCCGACGGCGTTGTGGATTGGGCTACATCGGAAATAACCGCGATAGCTGACCGGGCTGTGCGTTCGAATGACATAACGCCATTGTGGGATGTCGTGCGGGCCACCCTCGACGACTTGGAGCGTCGGCAGCAGGCCCGACAGGCGGGCGAGTGCATCGGTATTCCTACGGGCTTACAACGGCTTGACGCGCTGACGGGCGGCTGGAGGGGTGGCCAGCTTATCGTGTTGGCCGGCCGCCCCAGGATGGGCAAAAGTGCTACGATGTTGCATTTTGCCCGTGCCGCCGCTATCGCTGGGGTTCCGGTGTGTGTGTATTCTGCTGAAATGCCCAATACCCAGCTGGCTGGGCGTATGCTGGTCGGAGGCTCGGGCGTTAACTCCGGATCGTTCCGCACGGGCGATATAGACGCCGACAGCTGGCACGAACTCGAACGGGCCGCCGCGGACCTTTCGGCAATGCCTGTTTACCTAAACGATCGCGCTAATATCACGATAGGGGCTATACGCTCGCAATGCAAGGCGATGCACCGCCGGGGACGGTGCGGGATGGTCATCATTGACTATCTGCAATTACTCGACACGGCAACCCGTAATGCTAACAGCACCCGCGAGCGGGAAATCGCGGCCGCCAGCCGGGCCGCGAAGTTGCTCGCAAAGGAACTCGACGTGCCCGTCATACTGTTGTCGCAGTTGTCGCGCAAAATCGAGGAACGAACCGATAAAACCCCGATGCTTTCGGACCTCCGGGAATCGGGAGCCATCGAGCAGGACGCCGATATGGTGTTGTTCCTCGACCGTCCGGCGGTGTACGGCCGGGCCGAGATAGACGCGGGGCGATACGGGACCATTCCGGCCGAGGGCGTCGGGCTGCTGCATATCGCCAAGAACCGGGAGGGGGCGACGGGATGCGTGATTTTCCGACATAACGAGAGCTTGACCCGTATAGCCGATTACGACAGCCCAGATGTAGAACCGGACCGAGAGGCCGGGCCGTTTTAGCGATAGTTGCGATTTGAGCGCATGAAAATACCCGGGTGGAACAAGTACCCACGACGCGAAAGATAATCGAAAATTCAGAAACAGGATATGAAAAAACAGATGTTTTACCCGCCATTGCGGGACGAGTTTACAAAATTCGGCGACAAATTCGAGAAAATCGCCCACAACGAGGCTAACGGGATGTATTGTTACAAGCGTACCACCTCCGAAGGACTGACCTATTACGAGGTGTTCAAAGCACCCAAAGCGAAAGACGAGGACGGCAACGCCTACGAACGCTGTGCCGAAATCCTCCCAATTCGGTTTCGGCACAGCTCTTTGCTTTCGGGGTGATGAACGACACACAGCCGACAAAATCGCTTTCTATATGGCAAACGGATTCGACGCGGGCAGATTTCGCGTGTGATATGACAAGATGAGGCGAAGATCAGGATAGGCGGTATTTGCGCCCGCCTATCCTCGAAAGCAAGGGCCGTAAACTGTTCCCCCGCACTTTGGTTCTCAACACGCCAAAAGTACGAAAAAACGGGGAAATGAGCCGGATAAATCCTAAAGAAAAACGCAGAGGTGGTCAGCGGGATGATAGCGCGCTGACAATAGGATTGAATAAGAAAGAACTTGTAGAGTTGCTGGAGCGTACCCGGCGCAGGTGCGAAGAGTACGAACGGAAGCAAGAGGAGCTAATACTTAAACGCTCCGGAATTTTAATTGTTAAATCAAATATTAGAAAAATAACTACATATGACGACCTACGAACTTTATATCAATGATATTTTGTGCGACCTGTCGAGTGACGAAGTCGTAACCCTGCTCTATCAAAGCCCAATATTTTCGAGCCTCGACAGCATCCAGTCGAACCGTTCCTACAATGTTGCGCTGCCGCCTACGCCTACGAATATGCAGGCTATCGGTCAGGCAGCCCGTCCGGATGCGGATGCCGACGCTCCGTATGTGCGCCTCCCGGCGGCATTGTACCAGGACGGGGTGCCGCTGTTCACGCAGGGGTTCGCCGTGGTAACGGATATTGCGGATACGATCAATGTAACGCTTACGTGGGGCAACGTGGATAACTTTCAGCCTCTGTTTGATAACGGCCTGCGGGATTTGGGGCCGCAACTGGAAGAACTCGAAGCGGAGCGCATCGACTGGAACGAAAACACGACCATTTTAGAAGGAAATACGACCAATGAATACCCCGGCGTAGCGTTTTGGGGCGTGAATTTCGGAATGGGGTTGTCGAACCCCAAGTATTTGCACCCGTCCGTGCAGGTGAAAACAATTCTTTCGGCTATCGAAAAGTATAACGGGATCACTATCGACGGCAAGGAGCGGCTGGCGTACAGCAAAAACCTCGGACCTATTATTCCGCTTGTATCAAAAAATGGGGATGAAATATCGAATGAGGCAGAAGCATTGCGATTTACGGCTAATAGCACAAATTTTAAGAATCAAATATACGGTGTATTAGGCCGGGGTAATATAATCAAAGACCCGCATGAGATAGCATATGGATCTTGTACTACAAAATTTAATAAAACGGATTTATCAGTACATATTACGATTAAACCGAGTAATGGAACAGGAGCATATGGATATTTTACACATAGGCCGCCAGAATGGGGAGATCCCAAGGAGATGCATATAATGCTTACTGAATTGGATGGTAATTCCGAAATAGTAAAATCCACAATATTAGGTACATCATACAATGTAGAACTGGTTGGCTCTACTGGTGATGGAGTTAATGTATATAGATTCAATTTTGTGCCGCTTGATATAACTTATCCGTTAATAGAAAACACCGAAATTTTACTTCATTATGAAGATCCAGCAGGTGAAATATATATATCAAACCCATATTCAACTCCATTAACAGTAAATATTTGGGCAAATTGGACCGATTGTGCGTTCCCTACAAGATTCCCCGTCGCCCCCAATCTCCCCGACATTTCCCAGGGCGATTTTATCCTCGCCCTGATGTCCATGAACGGTCTGTTCGCCTATGCGGACAAGGACAGCCCTAACACGATCAAGCTGATAAGCATCGATGACATAATCGCCAATGTTCAGAAAAACGACATCATCGACTGGAGCGACCGGGTTATCCTGAACGATTTTCACCGGGTGGATATGCCCGACGCATCGATTTTCACCATCGATGACCTCGCCCAAAGCAACATCCTCGACTACGACAACGACGACGATGTAAAGACCGACACATACGGAACCATCACGATCCGAAACGAGAACATCGAGAAAGAAACGGAACTTGTGTCGCTGCCTTTCTCGGCGTCGGAGAACGCAACTACAAACGAGGTGAATTGTGCATTGGTGCCGATCTATGAGGATAACGGAAAAGGCGGCGCCAATTATTCGGAGTGCTCGCCACGGATATTATCGGGGCGGGGAGCGTTTATGTCGGGCATTGCCCGATGTATTGGCGTATTCGATCCGTGGATGAAGTTCGGCGGCGAGGAAGGCATTGTAAAGACCCGATACGCTTCCTACCAGAAAGTCGTGGACCGTCTGCGGATCATCACCATTCGGGCAAAACTCACGGCTCTCGATCTCTACAACCTCGACTACACGAAGCCGGTGTATATAGCCCAATTCGGGCAGATATTCGCCATATATTCGGTAGAAACAGGCGAAAACGACATCTGCGACTGCCAACTGCTGAAACTGAAAGTGGACGGAGTGGTGGCAGCAACGTATTATCTGCGCTTGGACGGCAAGAATGAAGACAGCCAATGGGTTGCAGAAGCGGACGGCATTAACGGCACAGAGTATGCCATAACATCGAACGGAACGCCCTATATCGTCGATTACGATTCCCGCCTTTATGTCGATCTGTACGAGGAGGACGGCGATCTGTATCTGTCTATCTCCGCTCCCGAAAACACGGGAACCGAGGAAATTAATTACAACCCTGTCATTCTGGGAATTCAGGAGAACGACGCCGTGCGCCGGCAGGTGGCGGTCTCCCAGAAAGCAAAGTCGGCCTAATTTATTAACCATTAATCTATATGAAGAATGAAATAAAGCGTACGGGAACAGCCCGCAAAGTGGGCCGCCCTCGTGCATATACCCCCGAAGCCCTTGAAGCCAAGTTTGAGGAATACGTCGAATGGGTGAAAGCGAATCCGGTTTACATCAACAAGGTTTCGGCAGGGGAAATAATTCCCGTTCCAACACAGCGTCCCCTGACATTGGTGGGATTCTGCCAATTTGCGAAGATCAGCAGGCAAAATTTCTATGAATATGAGTCAAGGGAGGAATTTTCTGACATCCTTACGTGCGTGCGCGAGGCTATCGAGGCGGACCAGCTGGAGGGCGCATTATGTGGACAGTACGATTCGGGAATCGTTGCCCGGGTTCTGCATCTTGCCGACCGTCAGGATGTGACCACCAACGGCAAGGAGATAACGACCGCAACGCAGCCTATTTCCGTGGTCCTCGACCCCGAAGCGGCCAAGATCATCCAGTCCATCGGCAGGCGGACAGTAAAGGAATGACGGGGCACGCTGCGTGTGATGATGCACGCCACCGAATAACGACGAAATGACGAGAGCCGGGAATTACTCCGGCTCTCTTTGTCTTTTATCGAGCGTATTTGCGTTCTGGAATGCCTAAATTTCGACGATCTCCTAACGGGTGAAGCATATACCCTCCAAAGAGCAAGCGTCGCCAAATCGGCTATTTCTTTGTTGTCGGCTTGAACCCTATCGGCTGGGAGGGCTTGCGGGCTTGTGGCACTTTGATCGACAATGCTGCGATAGCCTGATAGATATTGTCGAGTTCCTGGCGCATATCCTCCGACAGATCGCTGACCGCTTCGGCATTGTCTGCATCAGCCCGCTCCAGTAGTGCCAGTTTTGCCCGAATTTCGGCCAATTCTGCCGTGATTTGGGTTGTGGTGGTAATGTAGTTGCGCATTGCTACAAAAGCCCGCATAATGGCCCTATTTACCCGTATAGCCGTCTCGCTACGCAGGACGCTCGAAAGCATTGCGACACCCATTTCCGTAAAAGCAAATGGCATATAGCGACGACCACCCCAATTTGAGGACGCATTTTGTGATGTTAGACTTGAGGTCGCAATTTGCGTCCTCAAAATTTCATATTCTTTTTCCGAGAGTACAAACATAAAATCGTCGCCCTCGAAACGCTCAATATTGCGCCTTACGGCCTCTTTCAGCCGCTTTGTCTCCACTTGGTAGAGTTCGGCCAGGTCGAAGTCCAGCATTACCCGCTGGCCTCGTATCTCGTATATCTTGCTTTGGATGGGTTGCAGTTCCATAGGTCGGTATCGTTGAGATTTATGCCTCGTATCCTTCGTAATAGTACGACTGTTCGATTCCCTTGAAAATAACTTCCCGATCATCCGTGCGGTCGGTCAAAGCTGGTTGTAACAGGGCGCGTAATTCAAGGTCATTTATTGGACTGCGTTCCATAGCTTGCAAATACAAATCCTTATCCACTTTCCGCCAATCTACAACTCGCCGGAGACGCTTTTTCAGCATCATATCGAGCCATATCCGGGTGGCCCGGCCGTTGCCCTCCATGAACGGGTGGGCGATGTTCATTTCAACGTATTTTGCAATGATCTCCTCGAAGGTCGTTTCCGGCATCTGCTCGATTACCGGAAGTATCGCGCCCAGGTAAAGGCAATTTGCAAAGCGAAAGCCACCCTTTGCAATGTTCAGCGTCCGAATCTTTCCGGCAAAGTCATACAACCCACCGAATAGATAGCGGTGAATCTCACAAAGTCCGGCCACGGTTCCGACCTCTATGCGGTCGATGTCCCCCGATTCGAAAAGGGTGTGCGTCTGTTCGAGGCTTTGGGCGTCTATTTGGTCTGTTTTCTTTCCCATATTATTCTCTTTCCTTTACCTCCAGCACCGTCCCGCATTTCGGGCAGGTGATTGTGTTTGTTGGTTGAGGGGCAAAAAGTTCTGCGGGAGTAACCTCCAAAGCATCGGCCATTTTTTCGAGCGTGTCAAATGCCGGCTTTTGCTTTCCCGTTGCTATACCACTAATAGACGGTTGGGAAATTCCAATCTTTTCGGCCAACTGATTCAGTGTTATGCCCTTTTCTTTACATAATTCCTTAATTCTTAGTTGTATCATACTTATAATGCATTGGTTTGTAATGCAAATATAGGTTAATTATAAAGTATTGCCAAATAAATAAGCTAAAAAAAATAGTATTATTTTGTATTTTCTTGTTAAAATCTTTGGATGTTATAAATTAATGCCTTATATTTGCATTAAGAAAATAAGCTAATACCTAATAAACCATGAAAGCAATATATAACAAATCGAAGATCATGCGCAACGCCTGGTATCTGAAACGTGCCAACGCCTCGATGTCGTTCTCGGCCTGCCTGCGCAAGGCTTGGCGCAACGAGAAGATCGCGGTGATGACGGCGATAATCGAAAACCGCCCGATGGAGGAGCCGAAACGCCCCGTCCTCGATCCGCTCCCGCTGATAATCCCGGCCGACTACTACGGAGACAGCAGAACGTACTACGGAGACTAACAATAAACCGGGGGCGGCCTCAGAAACCGCCCCACAACAAAGGAAAGACGATGAAAAAACACGATTTATCAACCATTATGCGCCGGGCGTGGGTGATTGCCCGCACAACGGGCAAGGCGTTCGCCGTTGCCCTTGCGAAATCGTGGCAGCTGTACCGGCTTGCAAAGCGAATGCGGGCGGGTGTCGTGCGGTTCGCCTACGAAAAGACCGACGGGACATTGCGCCGGGCTGTCGGAACACTCAAAGATACGGCGGAGCTGATCAAGGGAACAGGGCGACCCGACGACGGGCAAACGGTCAAGTATTACGACGTTGAGGCGGGCGGCTTCCGGTCGTTCCGGTCCGCAAATCTGGTAGCAATATATTAACGGCAACGATATGAACGAACAATTAACCCGGTCCGACATTCGGACAATGGCCCGCAAGGCGGCCGATTACATCACCTTTAACTGCGACGGCGTAAGCGAAGGTTTCGAAATTACCCTCAAGGGGTACACGGTATTCGTTGACTATACGGCCCGGTTGTGTAACGACGAACTGGCCGAATTTGCGGAGGTCCCCGCCGTATGGGACCAAGCGGGCCGGGAGTGTCCGGAGATCGCCGAAGCCTTGCAATTAATGTTGAACTAACCAATTAAAACTATAAAATTATGACTATTGAAGATTTGAAAAACGTAAAATTAAGTCCGATGACCGCCGGATACCTGGCTATCTATATCAAATTATCGGATTTATTTACCGAGGCGGCGGAAGTTACCGGAATGGATTACGACGGCTCGGCGGTCTATGAAATAAATAAGGATTTCAATAGCGCATTGTATAAAGCGCAAGATGAAGTAATGAAGTTATTTATTAACAACATGACGGGGCTTATTGGCTTCCTCGAGAACCACACGGAAATATGATGATCTACGAACTGACATACGGCGGCTATCGGTTGGGGACATTCCCCTCCGAAGCCGAGGCCGTCCGCCGGGCGGGGTATCTTCCGAAGGGGCGCTATACCGTCCGGGAATGGGAAAGAAACGGCGAATTTTCGACGTTCGACCCTTCGACGAACAAACACTATGACTTCAACAACTGACACTATGAAAAAGCAGGTATATGTATCCAAGCGCAGCGACCTGTCGCTGATCGGATCGGCTTTCGAGGCCGCAGGCTTCCGCTGTGTCCGCATCCGAACCGAATGCGAGGTAGAGCACCGAACCAAAGGCGGCGATCCACGCCGGCACGGGATGCTGGTTCTCGACGGCGATCGGGTGATTCTCGAAATCATCCGAAGCAAAAACACATTCGAGGGGCGCAGGTATCGCCGAGCAAGCCCGCCCATAAGCCGAAGGGATTGTTAATGAAACTTACACGATAAAAACTATTGCGTTATGAATGTAGATCAGATTTTACGACAGGGCGATAAGATGATGGCGGAAACAGAAGCAGTAATACGCCGAGGGGAAGAGCTTGTCGCCAAATTGGAAAGCGGAGATGTAAAACCGGAGGACCCGCAGGTAAAAGAAATATTGTTCCAACTTAAAGAGCGTGTGAGGATCAACGCCGATTTTAATACCGAGCTACGGCAGTTGGCCGAGGAGCACGAGAAAATAACAACCGAGCATTGA